ATGTAACTTGCAATTTTGCCGGCTGCAATATTTTATAGCCCCCCTCTGAAATTGATGATTTATTTAACTTTTTAAGCATTTTTATAGATTATTCTTATATCTTATCCGTTTGACATTTGACATTTGACGTTTAATTTTAAGCTTTTTGAGATACCACCCACGCAAATTTTTGCACTTTTAAATTTTTGCCGTCGCCAAATAGAGGCTTTTGCTTTTCGGGGGCGCTTTTCAATCCTTGAATACTGAAACAATTGTGGTGCGGCAGCGGAAATGGTAAAGAGGCATGCTCAATCCAGCGGGCAGATCATCATCGTTTACCGGGAGCGCAGCTACCTCTTCCGGCGTGAGCCAAGGCGAAGCCTTTTTAATATCCTCGGGATCGCTCAAGCTGAGGATGTTATCCCTGTACTCGATTGCGCGCTGTACGGGGAACGTGGTGCCGTTTAAACGCAGGCAGATGTCACTGGTGCGGTCATCTACAATGGCGCGAATCTCGTAATATTCAACTTCGGCTTCGACCATCGCGTTGACTTTGCCAAGCTCGCGGACCGTGTTTGTCTGGTGTTCTGCCAAATCGTAGAAATACTGCTCGCCCTGGTTGGTGAGCTGGTTGAAATTCTTCTCGAAATCCTCCGCGACCTGCTTTATAGTTTTATCGGAATTGAAATAACCATCGGTTATCTCATTCATTTTGCCTTTTATCTTATTGCCATAATGCCGCTGAATCCAGAACAGATTCTGCTCTGCCAGGATTTTTGATGCTTCCTTATCCGGCACGATGAATGAAAGCTTTATATCAAGCGGTGCGAGTATCTCTTTCTTGCCAAGTTTGAGAGTTTCAGCGGTGAGCTTGCGAACATCGGTATCTACAACCTGCACGAGATCTTCGCCGAGCTTTGCCGTGAGGATCTGATCAATCGCTTTGGCATCGGACTTGGTGAACTTATCCTCGCCTCTATCCACGAGGTACCTGATACAGTCATTGAGCGCTGCCTTGCGCTGGTCATTCCATGCGTTAATCACTGCATCGCGAAGCTTTGCCAAAAGCTTTTTGTATCCGCGTTCATCCTTACAAATAGATATGAGCGTCATCTCGGAAACGACCTTTTCGAGATCTTCAATTTTGCGCCGGGCTATTTCTTTCTGATAAACGCTCAACATACTTTATGCTTCGATTGATTTTTTGATATTGTGAAGCTGCGCGCTGACCTTTGCAAGCTGCTCAGTTATATCTGCGGGCTGGTCATCACGCGGTTCATAGCCGGCAGCAATACGCTTCTCATTATCATCGAGGAACGGGGCCATCTGCAGAGAAGAAAGGATATCCTTCCATGCTTCCACGGAAAGCTCTTTGAGCTCGATGTAAAAATCTTCGATGCCCATGCCGTAGCGTATTACCTGGTTGATCTTATCCTGGAACATCTGCCTATCAGGCGCGCCGATCATAAGCTCGAAGAGCTTGAGCATCATGTCGCCTTCACCTGAGCCAAGCTGGCCGGATGTGGCAAGACCCCAAACTTTCGCATTCATACCATGGCCAACCATCACAACATCACGCGAGAATTCACGCTGCTTGAGGAATGACGCATCTTTGATCTCGGCGGATACTTTTTCAATCCTGATCTTAACGTCCGGAGTGTCGGAATTGAGGTAAAGCGCCTTGCCGGCATTCAGCACACCTTTATAATTTTTCGTGAGGAATTTATTAATATCCTCGAGTACGCCAGAGTCAACTTCGCCGCCTTCAACCACGATAATGAAATCGATCATCATGCCATTTTTGAAGCGGGATACATTGTATTCAACGCTGGAGCGGTCCAGCATGATGTCGCCGGTTGCGCTGTAATAATCCGGAACGGCGTAGTATTTAGATTTGCTGTAATAATCCCTTAACCAAAGCACCTCGTTGTATTTGGGATTGCGTTTTGAGCGGTCATTGCTGAACAGCGCGAACTCACTGGTTTTGCCGTCGATGGACTGAATGAAATGTACTTTGCCGTAGTACTTCTTTACGCGAACATTTGGCGCGCGCAGATTGTAGATCTCAACAATCTCGCCTTTGCCGTTTGGCACAAGCTCGAGATAGCCATACCGGAAGGTGTAATAATCCTCGCCGTAGCCTTTGATAATATCAATGAAGCGCTCGCCTTCGGAATTTGGATTCTCGGTAAATGCCTTCAGGCGTTTATAGTTTGGCGCATCCTCGAAATTCTCGAGGTTTGAATCAACCGGCAGAATGTTGAAGCCCTGCCCGCAAACCGCCTGAGTTTTGATGCGGATACTGCGGTCATGGAATGCATTGTAAGTGCGCATTTCAACCAGAACATCAGGATCGATGGGCGGGTTGATGCCGCCTGAAAATGCGTAGTTTGTGCTTTCCTGCTGCGCGCTGGCCTTGGCCAGGGTTTTGCGCGAAGCAACAGAGCCGGAGTCACTGGCGCCGGGTATAAAAATGGATGAAGTATATTCGTGGTAACTGGAGGTCACCTTCCCTTTTATAACAGGGAACACTTTATCTTTGGCAAAATCCGGAACGTTGTTTTTTGACTTACTCATCCTAACACTCTTGATTTAACTTGTTTTGTGCGCTTAAGAATTTTCCACTCCATCATATCAATGCAGCAGGCTATGGCATCGGGTCCATCGATCGAGCCCTGCGGAAACTCCATGAACTGATCAATAAGCTGGTTCACACCCTGATGCCGAACGAATAAGATCTTGCCGCGCTTAATGGGTGACTGCAGAGCAGTGATGCGCGCATCCTTACTTTTTTTGTTGCGGTCCATGTGGATGTTGAGCCTTGTTTTGCGCTCGGCTTCTTCGCGCTCGTAGTCATTGATGAGTACCTGCTGGTAGCCGAAGCCTTCGACGCCATCAAGCTGCGAGAGATATTTTTGAGAAAGATCAAAATGCCTTTCCACGATTTTGGGTGTGGACTCTTTTTTCAATGATGAATCCAAAACGTAATAGATGAAATCTGTAGTCTTGCCGTTTGCATCTTTGATCTCGTGCACGCCAACCACAACGAGCGCAGGAAAGCACTTATTTACAGCGGATGAAAGCGAGGTTTTGCCGACTGCGGGATCATGGTATGTGGCAACCTTAAGCCCAAGCGGCACCTGGTCGAACTCAACAATCTTGAACCAATCGCGGTCGAAGTCGCCATCTTCACCCTCAGGCATTTGCAGCATTTCGACGCGCTCGGTTTCGGGCATTGAGTCGAGATCTGCGAGAAGCTTGGCCGTTGGATAGCGGGATTCCCATGTAGATCTGAGGTTACCCTGTGCATCTTCTTTCAGTGCCGGGAAGCTTTCTTTTACCCAGTCGCGGCAATCATTATGCTCGCGCAGGAAGTGCAACACTGATTTTTTTGAGAAGTAATTACCAATAAAAATGAAGCTGAAATGTTTGGGATTGGTTGCTTTGTATGCATCCTTAAGGAGGAAGTTTACAACTTTTTTTATGACGCGGGGCGCGTTGGGTGACACACGGCTTTCAATATCCTCTACGATGATATGATCGAAGCGGTACTGCGCATTGCGTCTTCCCTTGGGTGACATTTTGGGGCCAAGTCCCAGAACGCGAATCCCGTTCTTTGTAACAAAATTTGTTTCCTCGCGTTTTTTGCCGAGGAGATCGCCGAAGTCATGAATCAGACGCGCATTTACGGAAAGCTCTGCAAGGATGGGCGCGGTATATTCGGCAGCGTTCTCTTCCGATGCGGAGATGAATCCGATGAACCGGCGCAGCTTGAACACGATCTTATGAACAACATCGATAAGCGAAATATGTGTTGACTTGGCGCAGCCGCGGTAACCATTCAGGATGACGCCTTTGCCGGTTATATCAGCAAGCTCGTACATGCGCTTATGCATGGGCGCCATTTTATCTTCGCAGTAGTGAGGGAAGTATGTTTCGGCAAAGTAAATTTTATCTGTGCGTGCGCGTTCGATCCTTGCGCGCTTATCGGCTTCGGTATCATTTTGGAACACAGGAACGCCGGCGCTGATCTTGGCGATCAGATCATCAAACTGCGCGCGAAATTGATTGACGTTCACTTACTTTGCGTATTTATTAATTATGAATGTCTTGAATTTTTCCATGAGCGAGGCAAACTGTGAGTAGAATGCCGGGTCAATTATGCCTTCGGTCTTGATAAAAGTGTTGAGATCACTGATCGCGACAAGGGTAGATTCCAGCCGGTCATGATCTTTATACAGGCCCTTGATGGTTTTGGTTATCTTGCTGATGCTATCGCTCATTTTGGCGAGTGATTCTGCAAGCTCCTCGGGCGGTGCATCCGAGCTCATCAGCTTATCGACCTTTTCAATAATGCCTTCGAGTGCGGAGGTGAGAAGTTCGGGTGTTTTGACGGAGCGTTTGTTGATCTGGTCGCGCTCCTTATTCCACTCGCCGTCATTCTTATTTACGTAATTGTAAACAGATTTGGGGTTGAGGTTGAGCTCGCGGCAGATCTCGGGCACGGACATGCCCTGCTCCACGTACATGCGTTTGACCACATGCTTAAGCGCTTTGATGCTATTCGCCTTTTTCTTTATAACTTTTTCCAAGTGTCCGGACTATTGCTCTAATTGAATCTTCACCCAGGCAGAATTGCACTGAGAGTTTGAAGATGGCATCTTCGTATTTCATGCTGTTTGAGCGCATGGACTTGTATGCCTGGTAGATGGTGCGGTTACGGACTTTCGTCTCATCAACTATGCCGAGAGATCTGGCCTGTTCGATTATTTCCGACTCGTTCATCTGCATAACAATATAGTATGTTTTGGTGTTAAAATGTTATGTTTTTTTTACTACAGTAATTTTTTTTAATCCGGTGATAACTGCAGAAGCATCGCGGGCTGAGAGTGAATCAATATCATTTGACCCGGTGGTATGCTTTATGAATCCCTCGAGCATGGCGATATCCATGTTTTTGCTTTTTGCGATGGCGGTGATTGCGTGGATCTGTTTGGTTGTGGCGGCACCATGGGCGCGGGGCGCATCTGCGGATTTGTTCTGCATGGCGGTCATGGCTTCAATGATCTTATTTGCCTGAGCCGAGGTGCAGTTTTCGGATTTGAGCGAGCTTGCGCCGGACCAGTCACGCATGAGGTCATGCATATCATCATACGAGAGCGCGAGATCCTTCTGCAGCGCGAAGATCTTCTTGCGCTGTTCGGGTGATATTGG